GTGCGGCCACGACATGAAGGGCAAACGACGCAGGACCGTAATTCAACGATCCGGCGAACTGAAGGAAGTAACCGGGCTACCAGTCAAACGAGCCAAGCAAGCCAATCTGCCTGACGTGGCAGCAGCATTCGAGCGAGCGTATTGGGCAGCAAAAAGAAAGAAAGCCTCTTTCAGACAGGCGGCTGCATGGATACAGACAGGACACCTGAAGGGATTTGAACATCTCAAGGGTTGTCAGATACCGAAGAATCTTCCGTTCATGCCAGCCAACAGGGCAGACATGAGCCGAATGGTTAATAGCGTCCCAATGGCTGATTTGATCCGCAAGAATGAAGGAGTTGCCAAATGATAGAAGCCAAAAATATACAGGAGCCAGCATTTCCGCGTTTTGTCCCTGAAGGACACTACAACGGAAGCGTAGATTTTGAGGGTATGTCTCTGCGTGACTGGTTTGCCGGGCAGGCACTGGCGGGAGTTTGGGCCGGACGTGAATCTGACTTCGTGAAGATATCGGCACCGACCACCACAGACGTTGCGGTGGCATGTTACGCAATCGCAGACGCAATGATTCAAGCAAGGAGCGGGCATGGACGGCCTACAGGAGAGGCTTGATATCGTTGCCAAGTATTACCTATCCCTCGGGCTGTCCGTTATCCCCATCGGCACCGACAAGAAGCCATTCATTAAGTGGCTGGAACATATCGACAAACCACTGACAAACTGGCGTTTTCCGGGTTGCAATATTGCCCTGCTAACGGGACAGTTTAACAATCTGGTGGTGGCCGACTGTGACAGCGAAGACGCTTACATCGGATGGCTGAAGACGAAGCCACAAACGCCGCTACGGGTGAAAACGAAACGAGGGATGCAGTTTTACTACCGGCATCCGGGACCGGGAGTCTACATCAAGTCAGACGCCCATATCAAAGACCCGTCAGGATTCGAGTACGACGTAAAAGGAGATCGAAGCTATGTCGTTGCACCCCCTTCAGTACGATCCGGTCATCAGTATTCCATCTGTGTCTGTAGCAGCAACATTCGCGGAAAACTTATCCCGTTCAGCGAGTTGCCTGTCTTCAATCCTGAATGGAGACCTGAGCGACCGGCATCCTCCGAAGTTGGTTTGGGAGCATACGCCAACAGTCAAACATCCTCCATTCGAGATGGACTTGCTTACATTGATCGAATCAGACCTGTAACGGTCAAGCAAGGCGGGCAAGGGCGTGACAAGGATGTTTACCGGGCAGCGTGCAAACTGGTCGAATGCGGGATGAGCCAGGCGGAAGTCGGAATGCACATGGAACGATGGAACTCAACACACGTCACGCCGCCGCTTCCACGAACTGAATTACTACACAAGATCAACCGGGCCTTCATGCAGGCCAAATGAGACAAGCATGATAACCAGCCAGATTGATCAGGCCATCGGGCAGCTATTGCTTGACATCGTGTTGCCGATCGAGCTTTCAAACCGAAACGACGGTCAGGGCCATTCATTTTGGCGAACTGTTGCCGAAAAAAAAGTATTCAGTAAGCAACTTTCTTTTTACAAACGCCAGCCATTTAAGATACCTACATTCGTCGCTGTAACACGCATCCTTGGGAAGCGGCAGCAGTTGTGGGACTACAGTTCAGGACTCAGAGGATCATGGAAACAATTAGAAGACACACTGGTCGATGCAGGCTGGTGGTACGATGACGGACCTGAATACATCACCGGAATTATCTTCAGACAAGATTCCGGAAACCGACATAGCGGGCCAGCCGTTCGAATCCAAATCTGGCAGTCAGGAGATCAGCCAGTTAGACCAAAAGCTGACACCATCGCAGTTGCAGGGCGTCAGAAGAGTGCTAAGGTTCCTCGAAAGAGATCGACTCGAAGCAGTAGAAGCAAATCGAAACGTAAACTTCGATAGGCAAAAGGGCATTACCTCCGGAATGGTGATCGCCTACCAAATAGCGTACTCAGCAATCGTTGCTGAGCATCCCCAAGTTCTTAGTGGAGATCCGTTCTAATGGCATCGTTCAATAAAGTGATTCTGATCGGCAACCTGACACGCGACGTTGAGTTGCGTTATCTTGGCAATGGTACAGCAGTCTCTGATGTGTCGCTGGCGGTCAATGAATCGTACAAGAACAAGGAAGGCCAGAAGGTCGAGAATACAGTATTCGTCGAATGCACCCTGTGGGGCAAAACTGCCGAGTTAGCAGGTCAGTATCTCTCCAAGGGTAAACCTGTGATGTTCGAGGGTAAGTTGAAACTCGATCAATGGGATGACAAGGAAACCGGAAAGAAGCGTTCCAAGCTGGGCGTGACAGTTGAAACGATGCAGTTCCTTGGAAGCCCGTCAGGTGGAAAAGATGCACCGCAGGAAGAAGAACGCCCACGGCAGCAGCAGTCGCGACAATCTGCACCGGCAAAGCAGACAACGTTCTATGATAACCAGCTATCTGGTGGCGATGACGTTCCGTTCTGAGATGAGCATCGGTAATTGCATCCGCTAGGCGCAAAAACATTGGAGTTGTTGTGAATTCGAAACCCATCACATTCGGAAGTCTGTTCGCCGGAATCGGTGGGTTTGACCTTGGTTTTGAGCGGGCTGGAATGGTCTGCAAGTGGCAGGTGGAGATTGACGACTATGCAAACCGAGTGCTTGCCAAACATTGGCCAGAGGTTCACAGGGAGCGAGATATCAGAGAAACCGGGCCCCACAATCTTGAGCGAGTCGATGTCATCTGCGGCGGGTTCCCCTGCCAAGATATTTCCTACGCCGGACTCGGGGCAGGACTTGACGGAGAACGCTCCGGATTGTTTTTCGAGGCCATTCGCCTGGTTCGCGAACTCAGACCGCGAATCGTTGTGCTGGAGAACGTGGCAGCGCTGCTTACTCGGGGGCTGGACAGAGTTCTCGGGACGCTGGCCGAGATCGGGTTCGATGCGGAATGGCATTGCATACCGGCTGCCAGCGTTGGTGCCCCGCATATCAGGGACAGAGTCTTCGTTCTTGCCTACTCCCGACACTGGGGAATCGATCAGCGGGCATGGGGCCCGCGGAGTGAGCAAAAACCAAAAACATCAGTCGGCAAACAGCTTGGTGGCAATGGCGAAAACGGGGATGTGGCCGACTCCAACAAGTCGGGAATGGAAGGGTGGGCGGAAGCCAGAAACATTGGAGGCGGCAGGAAGAACACCGAACAACTCGCTATGCGATTCGGTGAACAATGCAGAGGGGATCACTGGGCAACTGAACCCGACGTGGGTCGAGTGGCTAATGGGGTTCCCAAGCGAGTGGACCGTCTGCGAGGACTCGGAAACGCCGTCGTCCCGCAAGTCGCGGAATGGATCGGCCGGCGAATAGTTGAACGTGTAGGGTGAGCAGCGGAATTCCGTTCCGATAACAGGGGTAAACAATGAAACCAAAAGAATCTGCAAGTGAATCCGGGATGACCGACGCGGCGAGCGAGTGGGCGAAAGCGTGGGGAATCATAGCCGCGTCACTGAAGGATTTGGGCGTTCAGTACGTAGATGCAAACGCCAGGGCAATAATTGCGAGACTGGCGGCTCAGAACATGCTGATCGTCAGCATTGATAACGTGAAGGATTGAGGATCGGTTGAGCGTTCCGATAGTCGCGGAAGGGAATGAAATGTCATCGTGTAATTGTGAGACATGCGGAGCAATGCTGACAGATACGGAATTCGGTTACGTGACTGGCTGCGAACATCATCCAGCAGATTCAGGGGCCGCACATCGTTATTTGCTGAAGCAACTCTGCCTGCTGGATAATTCGCTGCCGTTCTTGTCGCGGGTGGCCGCTGAGCATGGTCATTTTACCGCTGAACCACTCAAGCGGTGGTCGGGTGATTTAAAGACGACGATCGGGCTGATGTTGGGTGGAAAGTAAACGCGGTATCGTGTTCCTCTGTTGAAGGTTTGGTGAGTTATGGAATGGCGAATTGAAACCGAGATTATCGAAGCAGACACGCCAGTTGTGATGGTTCGCGTCGTCGTCAACGGCCAGATCATTGGGCCGTCAGTGAGTTGTCATACTGGAGCGTATGATGTGTTCAGTTGTCGGCTGTGTGATCTGGTTCGCAATGTCAGCGAGCGAGCGTACACAAAAGGCCAGCACGATGCGAAAACCGCAATGCGTGCGGCCATCGGTGCGTTGGGTTGACTATCGGATCGTGGTTCCTCTAGTCGCGAGGTGAGTCGTGAAAAATCCAGTATTGATTATTCGGAAGCCGGGCTGCATTCCATTTGTCAGGCGGTCAGCACGTCCGATAGTCATAACATAACCAAAGGAACCAAGGATGGTTGCTATATCACAGACTGGTAGCGTCAGAGACTTCCCGGCGTATCTGCACTTCACGCCACGACCAGACCAGCCAGAACGATTCGACGAGCAGACGGCGTTCTATGAGTCGAAATCAGACGGCGTTAGCTGGTTAATTGGCGGGAACGGCTGCACAGGCAGTGAGCAGGAATTGTGGGACCATGATCGTCAGGAATGGCGGCGTTGCGTCGACATCACCGAGCCGTTCACAACCATCGGCATTGGTCCTGATGGCTACCCGCGACTTCAGTTGTCATCACCAGTCTACTGCAAAGGGCGTGACAGTTTGTTTACTGTCACCTTCACGTCTGGCAATTCTATTGTTTGCACGTCTTCGCACCGCGTGCTAACGGCGACAGGATGGGCTGAAGTTGGGAAGCTAGTTCCCGGATCGCAGGTGTTATCTGTCGCTCAGGACGTTTTCCCTGAAGGCGGCGGCACTCAGCACGACGGCACCAACTACCCACAAAGGAATTGGGAAGGCCAGTCAACTGCGATATTTCATTTGGCGACAAGCGATAGCCATTCACAAGATGCCGGAGAATCGGCCCAGCAGCAGCAAGGATTGATTCAGTTCGATCCTTGCGAATCTTCATCATGTGAGCGATGCGATCAGGCGAAGCGTGTTCCTGCTTCATGTGATCGGAAGCACTGCTGTAGAGTTTCAGATTCTCAAAGCGATTGTCGGACTTGTCCAGATTCCTGTGGTGCACCTCCTCATCAGGAAGTAGATACCTGCCTATGTGGGATTCCATCACAAGCCGATGCTCAGGTACATAGCCACCAACTGACGCGGGATGCTCAGGATTCCGAACAAGAATGTAGCCACCTGAATCAGTTATCCGGCCACCTTTCCATTGCGAGTGATCAGGACCAGACTTCCCGCGAATATCAACCCCGTGCTTCACAAGAATATTCCAAACAGTCTTGCTTGTGCATCCAACACGCTCTGCAACAAGCGGCGTTGAACGCAGTTCAGCATACAGTCCTACGATATCCTGATCAGAGAACTGATCTTTCCACGCTTTCTGTGGCCCAACAGGGCGATGCAGGCTTGCAGCTTTTAACTGCCTGTGAATCACCGACTGGCTACAGCCAAAGTGTTTCGCCATGTCAGCCGTCGACACTCCAGCAAGCCACATATCCGCAAGCTGCACGCGATCAATTTGAATCCTCTGCATTGTCGTCTCTTTCTGTCGATACGATTGAAAGTATAGAATTCCTCAGAATAGATGAATTCTATGACATTACGTGTTATCCGGATAGAAACTACCTCACTAAAGGGGGAGTTATTTCGCATAATTCCGGGACAACCACTACGCTTCTGGCTAAGGTTGCTCGGTTCGTCTACGAGACGCCACCGCCCCGCAAGGATACGCCGTTCTGGGTTATCGCTAAGTCTTATGATCAGGTGACAAAGACCTGCTGGAAGGAGAAGCTATACGGGCAAGGGCACATCCTTGATAAAGACGTCGATTGGGCACGAGTAGGCTGGTACAAGTCAAAACAACGTCTACCCTACTCTGTCCCGCTCAAGGCTGACGCAAAGGGCAATAATTGGATGCTGGAGTTCAGATCCTACGAACAAGGGATCGGGGCGATGATGGCTCAGGCTATCGGTGGTTTCGCGTTCGTAGAACAGTTCCCGTGGGGCGTATTCGAAGAAGTCTTGCGAGGATGCCGAGAGTACAACTTTCCGGGGTCTAAGCTGGTCGAGTACACGCCAGTCGATCCAGACTTGTCGATCGACATTGAAGAGATGCTGGAGAACGGGCCGGAGCCTGAATCAGGCAAACAACCGGGTCTGCGATACCTCCCAAAGAACTGGAAGATCTATCGTGCGAACACTATGTGTGCGATGGAAGCCGGGCACGTTGATAAAAAATGGTTTGAAGAATTCTTCGGCATGGTTCCGGAGGATATGCTCGACGTGAGAATGAAGGGGCTGTTTGCCTCATTCGAGGGCGTTATCTACAAGGGATTCAATACCGCCACTCATTGCATGGGTGACGAAATGTGGGCACGGATTAAGCACTGTTACCACAGACGCGGAATAGACTGGGGTGCAGGCCCAGAGAATGATTTTGTCTGTTTGTGGGGAGCACGCAACAGCATAGGGCAGTGGTTCATCTACGATGAGATTGCCTGCCACGATCAGACAAAGACGACCGTTGACCACCTGAGCGACGTCTACGAGCAGTGGGAATGGCCAAGCGACGACAAAATGTATGGCCCGTCGTACTGTGACCCATCTTCACCCGACAACCTGCGTATCGGAATGAAGCTCAATCTCTACAACCCAAAGGTTGAGAACCTGTCGATGATGAGAGGAAGGAACTCGGTTATTGAGGGTATTGAGCACATTCAATATCTGCTGAAACCTCAGATTCCCGTTCCTGTTGTTGACGCAAAGGGAATGCCTGTACTTGATCCTGAGACCGGCAAAGTGAAAATAAAACTGGAGCCAAAACTGTTCATTCATCGCACGAACTGCCCGAAGTTGGTTCAGCAGATGAAGACCTATAGATGGCTCAGAGGAACAAACAAAAACGCACGAACAGCATTAAATCCGCGCGACGCTGCGCCCGAACCCCTCAAAAAGGCCGACCATTGCACGGACGCACTTCGGTATCTCTGTTTTTCTGACGATTTCATGACAGGTTCAACAATTTCCTCAGCTAAAGCCCATTCAGCTATTACTACCCAGTTAAGCGGTGAGTATCTTCCAGACTCAGGCCGACTGAAAGGCTTTACGACACGACACCGAGAGAGAGGCTAGTTTATGGTTCCTTTGAACTGGATTGCATCACCAATCCTTGCCCAGCGTAACATCGAGATCCACAGCATCGACACGGCTTTTGACGAGGTCAAAGTTGCGACCGTCTACACAGTGACAGAAGCAACTGGTAAAATCGGGACATTCAGTATCCCGACAATGACACTTGCCAAAGCAGTTGCTGACGGTGACGCCACCCACAAAGCACTGCTTGAACGGCACTTCGCAGTGATGGAGTTCTCCGATGGCCAACCCGCTATTCCCAAAGTTCAACCAGAGCCAGCAGGACCAGAAACAGATTCAGGACAGCCTGAAGAAGATCAAAACCCTGTCAACAAAGACGGAGCCACAGAACCGAGTAGCGTTGATGCAGGAGATCCACCGAGTACGCCAGAGGTTGCGGGGGAAGAATCAGACGCTGGACCGGCAATTGAGCCAGTTAGCGAACGACGCCCAAAAGAACGTCGTAAGCGTACACAGCGGAGCAAGGGAAGCAGTCCGGGGGATTCTGGACCTGCTCCAGACAGCGAACAGCCCGTCGACGTCCAAAGCTAGGTCTGCACTAGCAAGCACGCTCAAGGCTGGATTGCGTGACATCAGTGGTGATGTTGGCAGGACGGTTGATCTGATCGAACAATTGACGCCTGAGATGTTCGGTGGCAGCAAAACGCCGGAGCAGGCTGGAGGACGGCGGGTAGAGTCAGAACCGACAACCCGCCGTATCGTTCCGTCTGAGCCTCAGACGTGGAACGGGATGCGGCTTGTCTCGAATGATACTGTCGAGATCCGGACTGCCAATTTCAGAGGCCGATACAAGACAGACGATCCGGCAGTTACGGGCGTCATGGTCCCTGTGACATCCAGCAACGTCCACAGTATCGGGTTTCAGTTCAACCTGAAAGCCCCAGCCAAGTCGACGCTGCTGGTTCGATATCTTCAGGGCGACAAGCATTCCAAGACGATGGGGCCGCTATACGGCTACGCTGACGTGCACCCGAAGTTGTTCGAACAGTTCCTGCGGGCATCCAGTAAGGGCGGGTTTGTTTGGGACGAATTGCGAATCCGGGGCACGATTGCCGGGCATCAGTATCGCTACACGCTACTCCAGTCTGTTGGCGGAAACGTGCCACGCCGGGCAATCCTCGTGAACGGAATCCAGATCCTGAAAAAGCGAGTACGTCAAGCAAAAGATGGCCGCGTCGGGGTTTCTAAGTTGCAAACGGAGGTCAAAGGACCGTATCGTCCTACCAGCAACAGGCCGAATCGTGGCAATCCAGACCGGGGATCTCAGAGACCAAACCGAGGCAGGTAATGGCGACAGGACCGAAAGGCGAAAAGCACTTGTGCGGAGCATGTGGGCAATGGCACGCCCCGCATCGTCCGGACAACTGCATCCAAGTCCCTATCTGTCACGCCTGTTGGAAGCTCCTGCCAATCAATACCCGTGTCTGGGCGTTATCACTCGCCAGCATGACCAGTACAGTGTCTGCATTGGACAACTCGATCCATGAACTGCTTGATGGTGTTGTCGAAGCTATTGCAGCCAGCAAGAAATCTGGAAGCGGCTACGAAGACAACTAATTCTGATGATGGCATTGATTCTGACCGTGTGAGTCATTGACAGGATTTGCCGCATACTTGACAATTCCAATAACTGCCCAATGGATTGGGTGGTTTTGATATTCAAGGCAGGACGCTATGAATAACCTAGTACCCAAGGACGGGGAAAGCCAGCCGGATTTTGCGATCCGGTTTCATCAGTCGCTAATGACTGAGATCCCGAACACTGCTGAACGGAATCAGAAGTGCTTCGAGGCATGGCGTTCTCATGTTGGCGATGAACCAGAAGTTGCTGAAGCTCGACGATATCACAAATCGTCTGAGTTTCTGGAACGGCGTGACATCCCTGTCTTTGAAGAACATGAGATTCCAGCCCGCAAGTCTCGCGATGGCCGCACAATTCCAGCAGTGAAATACGACCGCAAGGTATTGGCTTCTATCTGTCGGAACATGAACGAGCAGATCGCAGACGTAGGTAAGTTCTGCCCAATTACAAACGGACACACATCAGACAACCGGACTGATCCGGAACCTGAAGTGCTTGGATACACCGGAGCTTATCGCCTCGGAATGATCGGCAACACGAAGCCACGTTATGCAATCTTTGCTGATGAGTACCACCGCAAGGATCGTGACGAACTGCTGAGGGGACGACGCGGGCGATCGGTTGAGGTTCTGCCTCTGCCTGATGTTCACAAGCGATCGTTCTACCCGATTGCCGCACTTGGGGCCGATGAACCAAGACTGAATCTTCCTCCTGCCAGATACTTCAATCGTCCATCCGAACACGGAGAAGACGTTGAGGTCGAGAGATACATGATGGTCGCACCGGGTGGAAACGGGACGTTTGTGCCGGGTGACGATCGAGACAAGTACGGCAACGAAGAAGAACTGCCGTCCGGCCTGATTAAGTCGATCATGGAAGCATTCATGAACTCGGCAATGGGCCAGTATATCGTTCAGAAGATGGAGGAAGACGGGCAGGCAGGATCTCCAAACCCGCTTGTCCATCAGGCACCACAGATGGCCGACATGCCAGCAGAAGATGGCAATCAGCCTGGCCAACCGGGAATGCCGGGACAAGACCCAACAGGACAACCCCAGCCGGGCGGACTACCGCAAGACGCTGGTTCTAATATGGGTGCAGGTGCACCAGATTCAATGATGCCGCCCAAGCCGGATGCTGGCGGTCCACCGAACAAACCGCCATTTGATAAAGGATCAAACCCAATGGCCGACGAGAAAGAACAGTACTCCAAGTCAGCAGGGCTGCAGGCTCTGGAAGCACGACTCAACGCACTCGAAGCAGAGAACGCGAGCATGAAGGCTCAGCTTCTCGGATCTCAGCGATACGGCAAGTTGTCGAAGCTGAAGTCTGAAGGCTTCGAGTTCAACATGGAACGCTACATGAAGAAGGCTGAAGTTCAGACGGAAGACGAGTTCACCGCTGATCTTCAGGACATTGAAAAGTACGCTCGAAAAAGCCCGTCTGCTGTTGCTGATTTCTCAGCGATCGCAGGTGTCGGCAAGCAGGGCGAACTGCCTGAAACCGGCAACGGCGTTGACGAACTGACCGCCGCTGACGTTGACGGCGTTATGAAATACGCACGCAAGCATGACGTTGACTACGTCACTGCCCGTGAACGGTACTGTGCAGACAAGAAAAGCGGCAAGAACACCGCTGGCTAGTTCTGTCTCACGGTGAGACAAAGAGCGTCTGTACACCAATTGAATACACCAGTGAAAGGATTCACTCATGTTCAAGGCATCTGCCAACATCGGCCCATCTCGCTTTGTTAAGCGGTCTGGCACCAACACTGTCGCAACCTGCGGAGCAGGCGAGCGAATGATTGGTGTCTCTGGCGAGGCAAGCGGTTACGCCCCTCTGCCATCACAAACTGAATACGCCGCAGCGTCCGGCGATCCTGTGACCATCTACATGGTTGGTGACGGGCTACAGGAAGACCGCCCGGTTCTTCTGATCATCGGATCTGGTGGCTGCACTCAGGGCGACCTGCTCAAGTCTGACGCATCTGGTGGTGGCGTTGTAGCCAGCACAGATAAGGACTGCTACGGAGCACTTGCATTGGAATCAGGTTCCGCTGGCGAAGCAGTTCGCGTGCGACTCCTGTTCGGATACCTCGGAGCCTAATCTGCCCAGTTGAATGGGTTTTTCTGAAACAATTGTGAAAGGATTCACAACATGACCGCTGTTCTACCGGGTGGAAATAACACCTTCGTCCCATCGCATGAAGCGAGCGGGAAACTTGTCATCGACTACAGCCGCAACGTCAAGAAATTTGACGTCAACAAGTACACTCAGATCGTCAAAGCTCCCAAGAGCATTGGCTACTACCTGAAGTGCACGATTGATGAAGGCGGTCGAATCCTCGACGACACCGCCCTTGATGCGCTGTGGAACGATGGCGACAACGCACCGGGTGGCCGAGACGGCACCTCGGAGCACGAGTACAAGGCATTCCAGACGGCTCGCCGTCAGTGGGCCTTCACGATCGGTGACAAGGCTGTCGATCAGGCAACTTGGGACGTCGTCGCACAGAACGCTCAGCGTAAGGCACAGCAGGCGATGACCGCCCGCACGATGCTGGCTCTGAACGCCATGCTGACGACTGGGAACCACATTTCCAGCCACGTCGTGGATATCTCCGCAGTGTCCGGCAACACCGGCACTTGGGCAGCTTCCACCAGCAACCGTCAGGACATCAAGCGCAGCCTGAACACGGCTCGCGAACTGATTCTGGACGACACGCTGGCGGCTGTCGACATCGACGACCTGTACCTGGTGATCAACTCCACTTTGGCCCGACAGTTGGCTGAGTGTCAGGAGATCGTCGAGTACATCAAGGGTTCTCCTGATGCACTGGCACAAGTTCGGGGTGATCTGCGAACGAGCAACCAGAACTCGTTCTACGGTCTGCCTTCTCAGTTGTACGGCTTGAACCTGATCGTTGAGAAGACACGCCGCGTGACATCACGCAAGCGAGCTACTTCAACGAAGTCTCAGGTTCTGCCAACCGCAACGCCGTTCATCTGTGCCCGTCCGGGTTCACTTGAAGGCACTTACGGTGCACCATCCTTCTCGTCTCTGACCTGCTTCATGTATGAAGAAATGACAGCAGAAACGAAGAAGGACAAGGACAACCGCCGAACATCTGGCCGCGTTGTTGAGGATTACGTTTACATCCTCACTGCTCCAGAAACTGCGGTTATGTTCCAGAACGCAGTGTAATCATCAGTCTTCGGACTGTTGCACGGTGGTCAGTCGGACGCCTCCCCGGCTGACCACCTTTTCATAAAGACACCGAGTTCTTTTGAAATCTGGAAGGGTGGTGATCCTTGTCTAATGTTGCTCTGAGCCACAAACCACAACGAACACCTCAGGACGAATCCTGATGCCGACCCCAACATACGTTACAGCAACTGATCTGATTGACACGTTCGATGAGCGTGACATCCAGCAACTTGTCGTCGATGACAATAGCGATGGATCAGCGGTCGACGTGTCTGATAATCAGCGTGTTGATAAAGCCTTGTGTGCTGCTGAAGGTGAGGTCATAGCGGCACTCAGGAAAGGCGGACGCTACGAGGCGGCACAGCTTGCAGCCTTGGAGGGATCTGACCTTGAGTGGTTCAAAAGAATCATCTGCGAGATCGCGATGGTTCACTTGTTTCGACGCCGGGCCACATCAAATCCGGACGTATTGCAATTCTACGAAAACATTCGCAAGGGCTGTATTAAAGACTTGCAGGACGGAAACTCCGTCATCACGGCTGACGAGCCTGCGGCAACAGTAGCCGGGGAAGTCAGCAGCGAAGGGCCGACAATCGCAGAGTGGGACAACCTCAACCTCTGGCGTGATCGTGCTCATTACTTTCCAAGCCGAAGATATCCATAAGGAATTACCAACATGACTGGTCTGTTTTGCCCATACGTGTCCGGCCCTGTGCTGGTAAAAATCAATCTTCGAGACACGAACGGTTTCGTCAATCTTGGATACACCACAGAAGGGGTTCAGATTGAAGAAGAGTTCTTCACCAATCCAATCCACTCCGATCAATACGGTGGAACTGCTGGCCCTCCTGTCGATCGGCAGTTCATGGGCAAGAAAGCCAAAATCAGCTTATCGCTGGTTGAATACAGCATTGCTGTTGTGAAGAAGATGAGAGAAGGTCAGGCGTCCACGAACTGGTCCACAGGGGCAGCCGGAACGCTGACGAACATCGGCGGGTTGCTGTCTTGCGGCAAACGTGCGTTTCAGATTCAGTTACTTGGTGCGGCAGACGTTGCCGCAACCGCTGCTGACGCCGGGGCTGTTACGATTGCAACGACACTGAACTATCCAAACTGCTGGTACTCCGGACCTGTCCGATTCCCGATTGGGTCAAAGAATACAGTCTGGGACTTCGATATCGAAGCCATGCCGTTCACGACTGACACGAGCCAGTCTGGTGACGGAAAAACTTATCTGTTCCTTGAGAACAGTCACCTTGTGACAAACTTCGCGACCTACGCTGGTACTTCACAGTCTGTTGAAACATGATCAATCTGATACTTCGATGGTTGTTTAACCGCAACCGCTACGTGTTCAAATTCTGGAACGGCCATCGGACTGTTTACGCAGATCCGATGGTCCTCTGGAGATCACTGCAACAGCACGAAGACTTCCGCGAAGATGACTTCAAGCTGATGAAGGTCGATGCACTTCGCGAGAGGATCATCGGCAAAGTCGCAGGCGTGACACGTAGTGTGTTCGGTGTTGGCACTGTCGAAGAACGCGGGCTGACTGAACTGGAGTGTCTTGACCTGCTCAAGTCATTCATAGCGTACTCTGGATTTCAAAAAAAAAGTGGCGAGGAGAATCTGTTCTCGCCGCCATCTACGGAGCCGACAGCCTTGGGCGACTCGACCTCAGAACAGAGCACGAACGAAGATTCGGGATCTACCTGAACGCAGAGCAGGTTCAAGCCTGGCAGTCGATGGCAGTAGCACAGGGAATTGGGATCGTGTTCGGTGCACCCGGCAAAGATTTCTTCGAACAACTTTATGAGAACGAGGCGACGGTAGCCAAAGCCGTTTCCGCAGCAAAGCGAAAGGGCAAGTGAAATGGCTAGACCACTCCGCGACCCAATCGCACAATCCATTGAGGGACTGAGTCAAGCCATTACAGGCGACCGCCCACAATGGCAACAAACTATCACGCAATCGACAGAACGACTTGCTGCCAGCGTGGTCAGTGCGACCACAGAACGAGTTACTGCACCGCTAACCAATGCAATCCGCCGGACTGTCTCAACATCACGCACGCGGCCTATTGAATCGCCAGCAGTCACACGATCAGGCAACGTGACACCCGGAGCAACATTCCAGCCATTTCAGCCAAACGGCGAAGTGCCGGACCTCAATAATCCTCCATCGTGGTTCAATAGGCCACCTGCACGACAACCACTTCCGCCGTGGTGGGAAACTGCCAACCTACCAACGGTCGAGGAGAGACAGCAGTCAACCGCCGACCGTGCAGCAGAGCGGGCAGAAGAAGCACGCCGGATCGTCGAAGACATTGCCGGATCTGGTGGGGCTGGAGGAATTCCACCGGGAGGCGGACAGCCACCGGAACCGCCGGACGAGCCGGAAGACGACGATAGCATCCTGAACAGGCTTCTGGAGTTCTTCCAGCGGATGTTCGGCGTGCGTCCTGACATTGCAAACCGGAGCTTCCTCGACACACTGGCAAACAACCTGACGTCAATTCTCGGTGGAGTAATTCCACAGCCGGGAGCAGACGGACAGCGACCATCGGCAGTAGCCACGCTGATGGACACGTTTGCAGATTACTTCAACGTCCCACGAGAGACGGAAGACGCAACCCGTGAGGCTCAGGATAACCTGCGAAGATCAATCGACCGCCTGACCGAGGCAACCAATGGGGCAGCCAACGGCGGAACTGCATCACAACCGCAGACGCGATGGCAGCGGTTCAGGGGGATGTTCCGTCGAGGCAGCCGGACACGGAGGGGCGGGATTGCTACGGCAACACGCTTGGCAAACTTCATGCGGCCAGTCCTGCGAGGAATTGCTAACGTAGTTCCGTCACGGTGGAGACAAGCAGCCGGGCAGGTTGGCGTCAACATGGCAACTCAGGTTGGCGGACGGTTCGGAATACCGGCAGCAACGGCGGCACGGTTCGGGGCTGCACTTGGTCCAGCAGCGATCGGAATCGGCGTTCTGGCCTATGGACTGCCGCTCATTGGGGCAGCCATCAAAGCCACAATCTCTGGCCTGAATCGTTTGGCTGACACTGCATTGCAGACCACATTTGCACTGGCAAACTACAGCGGACTGCTGGCCCATGCTAACGCACAACTCGAAGTGAATCGAGAAATGCGGAAGTTTGACATGGCCAACAGAATGGGAGGCTTCGGGGCTGATCGTCTCGGGCAACTCAATCGGCTGGAAAATGCAATGCAGCCGTGGAAAGCTGCCGCCGGAAACGCTGGCAATCTTTGGGGCGCAATGGTTGACTCTGCCCTGTCGACTCTGTTGGAACATATCAACAGTCTCATTGCTGTCGGGATGGATCTGCAGGCGGCAATCCTTGAATGGGTTCCTGGCGATCAGGGAGAGGCCAACATGAGGAAAGCTGCCGCAAAGCTACGCAATCCAGCAGCCGATATGCCGGATCTACGTGGTGATATTGACGCTGTCTTCGGCCAAAATGCAGCAGGGATGATTGACGCGGCACGACGACTGAACGGGCCGCGTAGACCAGTGAATGGGGGCAACTGATGACAACTCAGACCATTCTGCAATACAACGGGATTCGGCTGCAGAACGTCCAGACCTTGGGCTTTGTTGAAACTCCCGTCAATGACGACGCCGGAAACTACCAGTACACGAAGACATCACTGAAAGTACTTGGCTACTTCACGATGACCGATCACAAAACGATCGGTGTATTCCCTCAGCTTTCAACGTATCCGGGCAACGGGATTGATCAGGGAGCCAGCCAGCAATTCGGAGCACTACGGAAGTTTTTACTGCAACCTCGCCGCCGACTGGTTTACTCAACACTTGCGACTGGATCAGTCGACGAGCAAGCCGACAACGGATCAGGCGTTCAACTTGACCCAGCTATTGGCGATCCGATCTTTGTCATTGAACCGCCACGATCTACCTACACAGACGCCAGCGATAACCTGAGAACTATCAACCTGCGACACGATGTGCACGGTGGGCCATTTCCCAAGGAAGCCAACGTCACACACGTAGCAAACAATCACGTCTGGCGTGTTGAGTTTACAGTCGAGTTTGCGACAACGGCACAGTGTCACGTTGATCCAACATTCATGGCGGCTGAAAGGATTTATGGCGAAAGCCTAAACCCTGAAGATCCGGCAGAAGAACAGGTCGCGTATGCACTGGAAAACGTCGAGTTCGAAAGCACGCAAAAGAAGCTCGGAATTCTCGGCCATCGGTGGTCCTGCATGGACCGGATCAGCGACAGCGGATTCACGACACGAACATACACGGGAAGCCTGACACTATCGAACCCAAACTGGAGTCCTCACGACTTCAGGGCGATCACTGTCCCGCCTGTCGTTCCGGGAATGCAGCGTAAGGCGTTCGACTACGTTTCGAGCGAAGACGGGCTAACGATCCGGTACACCGTAACTGACGAAGAGGTTGGCATCACAGCCCCTGCTCCTGCCAGAACAATAAAGATCAGCCACAACGAGGCACGGCTTGAGCATGGTGCCAAGGTGGAATTCAGTGTTCGCGTTGCGTTGACTGGAGACCGCTTTGCATCAATGTCTGACCTGATGCTGCTGGCGGCTGCAATCATTGATCAGCGGCTGTTTCTCGGAGAAGTGATTGACGCCAACAACAAGGCGGCAGTTCTCATCCGTCGATACGACTACACGACCGAGCAGGGTTCTGATCAGACTCGGATGGTTTCTCTGGTTGTCTCTGGATCTCGATTCCCAATCGAGGGCGGAGCGAATGCCATTGAGAAACGATTTATGACAATGTCTCGAAGTCTGGCATGGAGGCCAGTTCAGGACAACGTCAATCCGCTTCTATCCAACTACAACAACGTGCTGAGTCAAGGAAACAGGCCTGGGGAGCAGCCTGACACCGAGGGCGGCATTCCGGCAATCAGCATCCTTCACAACTTACTGACAACGCCATGTACTCAGGAATTCGGCACGCCTTCGTCCGTTCCAGACAGCACAACCGTTACCGAGCGAATTCGGCGTATTGACGACATCGAGGCGTCAGAGCCGAACTACGACACAGAAGGAATGTACGAAGCCTACCCGCAGGCAATCACGGTCGAGATTAACGACAACATCGCCAATGCTGACGTGACATCCACGTATAGCAGTCAGCACAAGACGTTCATGTACAGCCACTACAACATAACCAGCAGTTACGGAAACAAGGCATTGAAAGTGCCACTGCCGGTTGCCAAGACCTACGGCTACACGCTTCAGTCAAACGTCGTTGTCGGAATTGGGCCATCTCAGCCAACACGAATCATTCGGATTGAAGCTGAACGAGCCGGTGCACCACCTCGGCTACCGGACCCCGTAGCATCGTTTACAGAAACTGGAGCCTATGTCACTGGTTCTGGCTCTCCAACGGTCACAAACACGCTTATTGGCGTGACAACTAAGCATTTGAACCCAGCACCTGTGGCGGACGGACAAACGCTGATTTATACTTCCTACATGGATCTTGAGTATTCTCAGGACGCCATGCCAGAAAAACACAAGTTCTGCATTCCTGACTACATCGCTCCGACAACATCAGGCGGAACAATCGACCCGGTTACAGACACAACAAAATACTCATTTGCTCTTTCAAGTATCTTCGTATCCGGTGCACTGGAAACGACTTGGAACTCATAGGAAAGGATTCCTTCAATGGCTGACATGACCCCAACGACCGCCTTTGCACATGCTCCAGCAACGGCTGCCAAGACAACCCTACGAACTGCCGTCGATACACTGATGACAGCGATTGACACTTTCAAGACGACTGCCGACAGCGGGACGACTCAGGTCTGGACAGCGGCAGTGTCTGGAACGCCGACAGGAGGCACATACACACTGACGTTCACTGGCACTGTGGACATCGCCGCACAGACCCTGACGCTGGCCTACAACGCATCGGCTGCCACTCTGCAAACCGCCATTCGGGCACTGACCGGAACTGGATTCAGCCAAGCCACTGTTTCTGCGTCAGGATCAGGGGCAAACCTGACACACACGATCACGCTCAAGGGGATGAGGGAAGACGTTCAGTTGTCACGCTCTATTGCTGGCCTGACGGGCGGTACTCCTGCACTGGCGTTGACGGAAACAACAGCCTACGCCGCTATCCCGTACTTTTCGACTCAGTCTCAAGTCATGGTCAAGAATGCTCTTGTTGACTGGTGCGAACTATTCGCAAGTGAACTGCGAGCCTAATTGTGGGAGCAATTCGGCACACCACCAAAAAGGAAGTCCTCCAGCGGGCTAGAACTCTGCTGGAGGCTTCCAATACCAAATACAATCATCGCGTCTTCGTGATGGCTGGAGCAGATCAATTGCCAGCCAACGTGAAGGACCATGATGTGTTGACGGTATCCATTCCAGGCGGCACGTTCGATTACGCCGCACAGTCTGGCGGTGGTCAATACGTGGTTCCATATCAGGGAACTCTTGCCGTAACGCTATGGCATGTTTGCCGGACAGATAGGCAAGGCACAGACTCGAACGCCCTGCTTGCTGACGATATCGGGCTGTTCACATTGGAGCAGGATATCTTAATTGCCATGCTTGGCTCTTTACTTCCGGGGCCGGGAACATACGATCCGATCCTGACTCAATGCTGCTACGCCATAAGTGACACGGAGGCATCACGATCCGCTGACGGCGTATTCGGCAAGACTCCTGCCGGTGACATGGCTCAGGCCATGCTGACGGTTAATTTCGGAGTAGACTTTCACTGGGATCTAACAGCGGAGTAGGCTGATGACAATTTCTCTTGCATCACTGCCTCGGGCATCGGTTGAGGTTGAGCCGATCCACACGCTGCTTCAAGACCCTGACGGCAAGATTGACGAGATAATTGAGAGATATCATTCTCAAGCACTGTCACGCCTGCTCTGCCAAAACGCTGCTGTCGTGGTCAACCGTGGCAATGGCTGCATCATTCACAACTACGAGCCGACACCACCGCCAAAGATCAACCAGATTGTGATTCCAACAGGGGCCACACGCTGGAGCTATGGCCTTCTGCTTGCTGACGACGCTATCAAACAGGCTATCTACACAGCGTGCGACAATGGCTCAACGTCACTGAACCTGATTTACGGAACGCCAGTGACGGGACGCGAAGAAAGCGAACACGCAATCACATTGACCGTTAAGGTTCTCCCGCCTCGCAGACTGACCCCACACTCCGACGACGAAACGCTCAATAGCCTGTGGATCATTCCAGTTGTTGACGATCGCTATACATGGCAGTTTGCCCACACGGGAGACCTGTCTGGAACTGTATCTGACTCCGAGATTACAGCACCAGACGACGCGGCTGAACTTCTGCTTGATCAGTTGGGCGTCGACTATATCAACGTCGGCGTTAACACGGTTCACACAATTACGCCAACTTGCCTGAAGACAAACGATTACGAAAATCTGCCTATTGTTCTGGACAGTATCGCCGCTCATTATGGACAACGTCTTGTGCCAGACATCGGTAGTTATGACACCGTGGCTGGTCGATACAACGAAGTAATCTTCGAGACGCCTCCCGGAGGCAAAACCCGATGGGCCTTGATTGACGGGCTAAACTCCAAGTACGTCTACGACAATAATCTTCTCGGTAAGCTCGGGCTGCGAGAATGCACTTGGGGTGGCGGTGGCGATTCGCTCAGCACATCTGCATCTGCTGCGGACTACATCATTGGAAAGCCGTTCGTTGTTGCTGGCGGCATGATCAGTTCCTACAGCACAACAGCAATCCCGCCTCACACGCCATACGCCTCAACGCCGTCGTCAGTGGACATTCAGACGACCGATGGAACTTACGTCAATAAGGTTCCGGGATCTGAATACAAGACGATAGCAATCACGGCCATCTGGAGAACCGAGTTCAATGAATCCCCGCCAACAGGCATGGAGGATCAGATTGGACGGGATTACTTCTATCAGTTCTACAGGCAGTTCGATTACACATTCGCTGGTGTCCAGCCTTGGCAACAGGGTTACTTCGATGACTACATGGTTCTGCGTCAGACGTGGAACCCGAAGACTGGAGCTTACGACGCTTACACGAGGGTTTGCAGCCGACAACCAAACCTGACCGGAGAATGGGTCAAGCAGCAAGGGAGAAAGCTAAAGGGTGTCCTTGCTACAGACTTATCTGCACCAGCCACAACCCTTGCGGCTGCAACATCCTGCACAGTTCGTGTTATTAGAGATCACGAAGATGGAACACGCGAAGTGACAGATGAAGAAAAAACTGTGTTCAATGATGACCCAACAGTCTCTGGAGACTCTGGCACTTATTGCAGAATTGAAGAGATTAGCGGAAAGTGGTGGATTTATTACCTGTCATGTGAATCACAATCAGTACTTGAGGCCGAGCTATAATGGTTGGCCCAAAGCAAAAAGCCTGCAATTGCCACTGCGAACAACCGTTTCCAGACTGCTTCGGTTGTCTCGTCTTAGAGCTTGAAATCCCTACGGCATGGCAAATGGACTTCCCATCGCCAATGTCCTATTTGGGAGCTACAACGGGATCATGTTCGTGGCTGTCGGCAGAATACAATGAGGGGCTTGGGTCATACCCAAAACTACAGGACTCTTACGACCATTCGTTCACGTTTCCAGATATCTCAACGCTTGGCGATGCAACACCTCTTGAGATTGATGATGCACCAGTGACATCCCCATTCTACACGCCGTTTGTAGAGTGCGTTTGGGCAAGCGGAGACTACGAGTTCTACGAAAGAGGATTTCACACCTCACGTCGTAATGACTTTGGAACCGGGTGTGACGCGGCGGCGTTTATGAACACTCCCTATTCTGGCTTGAATGCTTGGGAGTACAAAAATCCGACAGGTTGGATTACACCGCCTTCATTCAGCGGAAACAGAACACGAACAAGTCACCCAATAACAGACGCAAGGTGCGGAACAGTTGCCGCTGGCTGTGTCGCTGACCCGTGGGTCTGTAGCACGGGCGTGACGGGGAGCTTTGCGACACTTCAGGTTGTGGACCGCTCTGGTATCAAATACTTCGTCGTTAATGTTTACTGGTATCCGCTGCTGTACACACTGTATCTTAATCGCAGAAAATCTAGCGCCATCGCGACATGGAAACCAAACAAAGGATTCAACGCGGAATACGGAGCGATCTTCTACATACCGTCAACGCTACATGGGACGCCAACTTGCCCGCCATCAGTGTACCCATACGCAACAAGCCTTAGTAATCTTGGGTCTGGACTAATGTTGAGGTACGAAAAGATGATAAACTGTTCAACAGATTTCGACGGAACTCCGGTTACACTAACACTAGCTGAAAACTACAAACAGACAGCATCCGCAACGCAAACAAAGTGCGAGGCAGTTGGGATCACTTCAGTTCCATCAACCATTGAGATAACGCCAATCTGATGGCCAGATCCTGTCAGCATCATTCTGAGTATCTTCACGACGGAACAATATCCTGTAAAACACTAGGAATTGTGCCTGCAGTATCATGTTCTGGATGCAGTCTATTCAGCCCACAAACAGAGAAGAGGCTACCACGCAAGCGGTCGATTATTGAGGATATGCCAGCGGCTAAGCAGCCTTGTCGATACCTGGGATCGAAGCGTAAGTGCTGTGCGGATATGTACATCTGCCGTCAAGCACCAGACACAAATTGCTTACTCACAGGCGCTTCACCGGGGCTAAGAACGTGCGATTCCTGTGAGTTTTATAGTCCAATAGATCACCCAGCCTATGAAGCAATGATCCATGCCAATACTCCGCAGCCGGACCCGTTCACAAGCTCGCCAGTACTGCATCTTGGCGTTCACCTCTGGCCAATCAAGCGTAGGTGGGATTGGCACGCTGAGAAATTAAACGAGATCGCAGCAGCAATTAATGGCCGATGTGTAGCCTGCGTGGCAATTGACGAATCGACTGACAGCATCGAAAAGGTCAGGTCTCTACTTTCAGACAAATTCGAGATCGTTGAACTGAACAACAACGAGGAAGGCGAAAACGATTCATTCAGGCTGTTTCAGAAAATCATCCCGAACGGACAAAATGACATCTTCCTTTACTGCCACGGCAAGGGCGTCAGAAAACACACATACAAATCCGATGCTGTCAGGCTGTGGACGGAGATCATGTACGAGACCGTCCTGCTTAATCATGATGCAATAATCAACAAGCTGGAATCAGGTCACAAAATGTTTGGTTCATTCCGGGCCTTCGGAGATGAACCTTTGAACCCAATAAACCAATGGCACTACAGCGGAACATTCTTTGCGGTCAGGGCAAAGCACCTGCCAGAAAAGTCTGTTAAGGCTGACTACGGAGGTGTTGAAGCATGGCCCGGAGATCACTTTCGGCCAGAAGAGTGCTGGTGTGAATTCGGTGAAAACACGTACGTGTTAGGTCAGTATCAACTAGCGTCCTGGTACCCGAAACGAGTGGACTCCCAAATGCAGTGGGAAGCCGATCGCCTTGGCGGCCCACGATGCGAACAACACAAGCGGGAGCTTGACTGGTTTATTTCACATCTCAAGGACACGGATAGAATACTCATTATTGGGTCCAAGCATGGAGGGCTTGAATGCCAGATCAAAACTCGGATTCCGTCAGCCCAAACTGTTTCTATCGACATCTCTCCGACGCCAGATAACGCGGAGCAGTGCATTGTTGGCGACAGCAAAGACCAGAACGTACGATCACTCGCGGAAAAGAAAGGGCCGTTTGACGTAGTCTTCATTGATGGAGACCATTCATTGGCTGGAGTCCGTTCAGACTGGGAATGGAGTAAGACACTAAAGCCGCGATTGATAGCGTTTCATGACATTGCAGACACTGTGAAACACCGAAACGAGGGTTGTTTCGTACACCAACTCTGGAAGGAATTAAAGTCCTCCACACTAACCACAAAAGAGATGATTGTTGGTTGTGGATGGGGTGGAATAGGAATCGTAAAACTATGACTCCAGCCCCATGTATCCACCGTGGATCACAGAGACGAATCGGCTGTTGCGGAGGCAAGGCTATCAGTCGTTACGTCTGCCGTAAGATAATGCAGCCGGACGGATGCACGCCAAAAGACTGCATCCCCACCGAACGAGTCAACATTGCCATTAAAGACGCCAGCCCTTCTGCGTTGCACGATAAATGGGACGAAATGATCCAAGTTTGCGAAAAATGCCCACTTTACGAGGCAAAATAACCTGCCTGCCTCTGGTAACGTGCTGACAAATTCCCGACAATATCGCGGCTACGGATAGCCCCTGAACTCATGGAAGAGTCACGCAGATGGTCCACGCCAACCCGAACGACTTTGCTGTCATGCTCAACCCGCAGTCCAAGAACGCGGAGAACGTGGGCAAATGGATCTCTGAGCACATGGACGCTCGAACCGATCCAGCCAGCAAAACGCCGGGTGCACCACCGCTCTACGGACAAGACGCTGTTCCGCACTTGCTGACGTACCAGTCGATCGTAGGCAGCTTCTCCCGTGCGTATGTCAATCCCGATGAAGCAATGCGGGATTCGATCGAGAACGCCCACCTGATGGAGAAGGACGTCGGACTGCTGGAATCCGTCGAATGCCGCCAACGATTAACTGCCCTGTTAGATTGGGAGATTAAGCCGGAAGACGAGAAGTGCCAGTACCAAGTCAGCCTGGCTCAGGAACTCCAGCGAATCATCAGCCGCATCCGGAACTTCACCAAGTATCGCATGTGGTTGATGAAGGCGATCTGGTCCGGCAGGTCCGGCATTCAGCACAAGTACGGCTACACTCGCGTCAATGGCGCAATGCGAATGATGCCGACGCCGCTTCATCGGGACCATAACGGCTGGATGCCAATCAACGGCGACAAGCTGGTTTTTCGCTACGAAGACGGTTGGATGGACTCCGACGAAGGAGCATACCCGCACCAGATGGGTATCCGCGTCGGGACTAACCCCGGCAAGGGAAAGATGAGGATTCACCGGGATTACAAGCTGGAGCCAGTCTCTGACGGCCTTGCGTTGTTCCTGAAGCCCTACGAGCGTGACACTTTTTGCGTTCACAAGCATTTCATTGAAGACGCCGACTTCCATCACAGTTACTTCGCAGGTTCTGTGCATGGGATCGGCATTCGGTCCAAAATCTATTGGGAATGGTTCCTCAAGCAGGAAGCCTTTGCATTCCTGATGCAGTACCTCGAACGCTCAGCGGGCGGTATTGAGGTCTGGACCTACCCGATGGGAGATCCGAAGGCACTGGCTGCAACTCAGGCAGCCGCCAAGGAGAAGATGGCCAACGGACGGAATATCGTATTCTTCCCAAAGCCGATGGGTGACGACTCTGAATCGTACAAGTTCGAGGTAATCGAGCCGGGTGCGATGGGGCTGGACATCATGCAGAACATCATCGAAAACTATTTCGGTGGTCGTCTGAAACGCTACATCCTCGGGCAGGAGCTTTCGACAGAGGCCAAAGCTACCGGTATGGGTTCCGGCGTTGCTGAAGCCCACATGGACACACTCAGCCAGATCGTCCAGTTCGACGCCAGCAACCTTGAAGAGACTCTGACTCATGAACTGGTCAGGTACATCCAGCAGTTGAACTTCCCTGAAACAATGGGATGGCACATGCGGATGAGTCTGAAGACAAAGGACGACAAGACGCAGGAACGTCTGGAAGCACTCAGCGCGGCCTACCAGATGGGAGCCAGTATTGCTGAATCTGAGGTGTTCAAAACCCTCGGACTATCTGCCCCGACAAGTGGGGAGAAAGTGCTTTCCATGCAGTCTCAGCAGCCCGCTATGGGTATGCCAGGAATGCCCGGAATGCCGCCAATGGGTGGTAATCCCGATGGGGACAATTCGGGGCTGGATATGCCTCAAGGTGGGGGTGATTTTCCCGATGGGGAAAACGAGGATGACGGCGAGCAAGATCCTGTCGATTTGATCCGGTCGCTGATGGAGCAGTATGCCCAGCAGATCGAGCGTGAACGCTACGGAACACAGGGCATGTTCAAGTGGGATGAGACTCTGCACCCCCGTGAAACATCAACGGACATGGTTCACAAGGCCGGGCAGTTCACATCGAAGAAGACTGCACCGCAGCAAAAGAGCCTTTTCGAAGGCGTGACACCAGTGGCTAAGCAATCTAGCCGATTCTCCGGGAAGCCACGTTCTGGCCGTAAGGCACTGAACGACCGAATCCGCAGCCTGTTTGCCGAACACGCCGAGAGCCGTCAGAAGCAATTGAGCTTTGACGATCCGGTTGAAACTCCGGCCCCAGTTCCAGAGCCAAAACCCGTGTCTCACCGTGAGACAGAGACACCACAGGCCGAAAACACTGAGAAAACGCCGGTTCCGGCACCTGAGCCACCTCCATTGAATGAAATGGCCCGCATCGCCGCTGGATATCAGTTGCACGGGATGCGAGCAGAACCAGAGGACGACCGACTTGCGAGACAGCACCAGAAACACATGACAAAATCAGCCTTAGATAACTGGCTGATGAACAAGTTCAATATTGACTCATTTACAGCACGGGGCGTCAGCAACGCCGCTGGTGAAATGAATCCATACACAGTTGAAGGCTCTGGGACAGTTGGGGGAACAAAAGTCAGATGGACTCATAAAACCAAAGAGCCGTCGCTAGAAGAAATTGGCGAGACACCTTGGAGTCAGAAGCCAGAACCAGTGTCGCCACCTAAAGCTGTTGAACAGACTGCACCGCAATCCCGACAGGATACCCGACAACCTGACGGGAACCCACCGAAACGTCGGATGATGGGAGCCAATCCCGACAGCATGAAGGCAGTTGCACAGCCAGCCGCCCCACCTGTCCAGCCTAAGCCACAGCCTGCCCCGCAAAAACAAGCTGATCA